GCCGCAACACTATTCAAACTACTTCCTGCAGTTATTGCCATAATTTTTAAATTTTAATTGTTATTTTTTGTTTTTAATTTTAAACTTGAAGTCGTTAGAATTTTCACCTAAAACTCTATACTTTACACCACCTGTTTCTACCTCATTATGAGATTGTCTTGGTGCCATTTGAACATTTTTAGATTTAGCCACGCTTTCTTTTAAAGCGTCAGCTTTACCTTGTTCGTAAAAGTGTTGAGCTATGGCATCAGCATTTGAAGCTGTGAATATAGACTTGTGATAGCCTTTAGCATCCTCTATGACATTATCTTTGTTCAAAAACTTTTTGACAAAATTATTTATATCACTTTGTTGCGTTTGTACAGTTTCAACATCTTTAACATTAAACCTATATTTTTTATCTCCAACGTTGTATTCAAAACCTTTAAAGTTTTCGTTAAAAACTTGTTTAGTTTTGTTTAAAAACGTAGAGTTTTGTTTTTCATAGGTTTTTTGAGCTTCTTCTGACTCCTTGTTGTATCTATTAAAAAAATCTACAGCTTTTTGTTGTTCAGGCGTAAGCTTTGAACCAGCTTTAATTTCTTCATAGTATTTAGACTTTTGCCCGTCTAGATAGGCCCTAGCGCTGGCAACTTGCTCTTTTAACGCTAGTTTTTTTCTTTTAATATCTCTCTCTTCATCAACTTCTTCGTCATAAGAGAAAGAATCTTCCATAAGGAAGTTTACTTCTTCGTTAGTTAAATGTGGTTTTGTTTGATTATAATATTCACGCAAAACGCTGTCATCATCTAACTTACCAATATCTTGATTTAATCTTACGTAGTCTTGTAAATCACCACCAGTTTCTTCCATAAATTGCATAAGTTTTTCTACACTTTCTGGTAAAGGTTTTCCTGTTGTCTCTGCTTCTTCTACAGCTTTAACAACTTCTTCCTTAATTTCTTCTATTTCTTTTTCTTCAGACGTAATCTCTTCAATAACAGGTACGTCTTCTTTAATCTCTTCTTTTGCTTCTTCTGGTTTATCTTCAGTTTTTTCCTTTACCTCTTCAACAACGCTCTCCTCAACAACTTTTTCTGTTGATTCCTCAGGTTG